TAGAAACACTATGAACATCCCTTAACGAAGCTGCAATAACCTCAGTTCTAGAGATATGTTCTCTATACAACTGAACAATATCTTTCACTAAATCCGTCCCACAAAAAGAATTATCATCTATTCTTCCCACAAAAGGTGAGACATACTTAGCTCCAGACTTAGCTGCTAAAATTGCCTGCGCCACAGAAAATATCAAAGTAACATTTACTCTAATACCTTCTTTAGCTAATTCACTACAAGCCTTCAATCCATTAGGAGTACAAGGAACTTTAATAGTAGCACAAGCACCAAACTTTTTATGAAGTCTCTTACCTTCAGAGACCATGTTACCTGTATCACCAATGACTTCCATACTAATATCTTTGATACCAATATCTTTAAGTTCTTGGTATACTTCTTCATGCTTCCTCCCACTCTTTCTAATAAGAGTAGGATTAGTAGTTAACCCATCAATCAATCCAGTCTTAAAATGATTCTTGACCGAATCAACTTCAGCAGTATCTAAAAATATTTTCATTCAGATTCCTCCTTAGAGACATCATATTTAGCTTTACGCCTTAGATCATCATGAAGCCTTTGTATGGCTTCGGTAACTTCAGGAGTTTCATCCCACTCCCAGGAGGATTTTCTCCCCTTCTTATCTACTTGTTCCCAAGTTCTTTTAGTCATCTTCCACGCCCACTATGTTGTTGATGTCCACCTGATTTAATATTAGTCTGGCTCGGTGGTCCACCCTTTGGACCCTTACCACCTTTGGCTTTTTTACCTTTACCTGGTTTTTTGTCTCCCATTTTAATTCCTCCTTTTAATAATTTATAAGCGTCTCAGACAGGACTCGAACCTGTGACCAATTCTTTAGAAGAGAATTGCTCTATCCATCTGAGCTACTGAGACATATGCCTCCACCCAGGATTGAACTGAGCTCTCGGCGTTACTAATGCCGTGCATCACCACAATGCTTTGGAGGCTAACCATTAGTTAAGTCCCTACAAGGACCTGGACCATACCATTGAGTCCCCTCACATCCATACTTATTCCACCACCAAGGATAAGTTTCCTTCGTACTCTGTTGTGCCATCCTATTAATAGGAATAATCTGAGCTCGTGGTAAATCAATTGGAATCATCAAAAATAATCCTTGCGATAATAACGCCCTAAGATATTGCTATTATAATACGCAGGAGTACCATCGTCAAGAGACTCTGTTAAGACGTTATTAATAAAAAGCTGATGAGTCTCCTCGTAATTTACCTTCCCGAGGGTTTTGTGGAGGCTGAGGATTTCTCTTTTGAAGCTCTTGTCTCCAAATAATTTTCTATCTGACTTAAGTTCTTCAGAGCTTCCATAGTATCTTTTCCAATCACTCTCAGACGTAACCCGTCTCTTACCACCTCTAGGTTTACGTTTGGAGTAGAAGTATTTACGCCCGATGTATTTTTTCCCTGTCTGGAGATTTGTAATCCGGTAGACAAAACCGAAGAAGTCGTCAATATCAGCAGAAGTAAAAGTTGTACCCTGATAGGTCCAGGCGTTCTCATAATCTCCTTCAACCACTGAGGTCTCTGTGGTGGTTTCCATCCCATAATCTTTACCGTCATTGCTTCTTTATTTAGTTGGAACAGCTCTATTTCATTAGGAAAGTCATTCATAGGGAGGAAATACACCCAAACCAGTCTGTGGATTAGGCTTTATCTCACCATATTTATCCCTTAATCTTACAAATGCCCTATTTACCTCAGGACAATTACAATCCTCCATATAAAAATTATGCTTATTAAAATATGCAACAAGCTCCTCTATACTCATATCATCAAACCCCTTAGAGTTCGAATCCTGAGAAGGTATCTTTTTTGACATCCTGTTTAATACCACCCACTACATAAGATTCCACCTCAGTTTCCTGTGGTGCCACTTGGAGTCCCTTAGAAGATAACCAGTGTTGAGTCCAAGGTAATGGATTATGAGCAGCGGGCATATCATATACAGGTTTTAGCCCAATTGATTTCAATCTTCTATTAGCAATCCACTCAACATATTGTTGTAATAATTTATCATTCAAACCAATCATACTACCATCTTTAAACAAATAATCTGCCCATCTCTTCTCCTCATTTACACACCTATCAAACATTTCATATGTCCACTTCTCTTCTTCCTTCATAATCTCCTTCATATCAGGATCATCACCATTTCTCCAATTGTTTAAAATGTTTTGGGTGATGACAAGGTGTTGGTTTTCATCTCTGGCGATGAGGGAGATAATTTTTGCAGATCCTTCCATAAGCTTGAGCTCCCCGAAAGCAAAACTACAAGCAAAACTGACGTAAAAACGGATACCTTCGAGTATATTGACATTAGCTACTGCTCTATAAAGTTTTCTTTTTAAATCTTTTACTGTCCACTCAACTGATGGAGATCCTTTAGCATCAGGTCTCCACATATTTCCTTGGGCATATTCCTGTGCATAATTAATAAACTCATCATATGATTCAGTAACACTAGAAGCACGTTCTAATATCTTTTCATCTCTAAGAATAGTATCAAATACCTCTGATGGATCTGAATATACATTCTTCATAATGTAGGTGTATGAACGTGAATGGATCATCTCCATAAACTCCCATACCTTCATACATGCTTCTAGTTCTGGTAGAGAACAGAAAGGAGTAAATGCCATACCAGGTGCTCTACCCTGAACACTATCCAACATTATCTGATACTTCAAATTAGAAGTATAGATATGCTTCTGTTCTGGACGTAAAGTTTGATAATCTCCGCGATCCTTCTGAAGAGATACCTCCTCAGGTCTCCAAAAATATCCCAACTGCATCGTAGTCAGTTTATCAAAAACAGGATACTTATATGAATCATAACGTTGAAGGCCCAATGGTTTTCCAAAGAACATTGGTTGCTTTTTAGTATTAACTTCTTCAGTATTAAAAACAGTCATTCCTTTCACATCAGATTGCACAGGCTTCACACTCCTCTACTTCAGAATTTATTTCACCCACTAACTTACTTAATTTATCTTGGTTATCAGGAACATCATCATGCCATCCAATAGGGTGAGCTGGTTCCTCATCACTCTTCATATCATGGGTATTTTGATAGTAGGAAGTCTTCCACCCATACTTATAGGTAGTTAACAAATCCTGTGCCATTACACTCACAGGAACTTCACTATCTGGATAGTTGGTAGGATTATAAGACCAATTTCCAGATATGGCTTGGTCAAAGAACTTTTGCATCACTGCTACAATATTAATATACCCCTTGTTACTTGCCATCTCCCACAACAAGGTATAGTCATTCTTCAAACTGCCATAGGAGGGAACAATTTGTTTAAGAGGCCCTTTCTTTGATTTTTTAATGGACAAGTAGTCTCTAGGTGGTTCGATTCCGTTTGTTGCATTTGACACAACGGAACTGCTCTCCGAAGGCATTTGTGCGGACAGTGTGCTGTGCCGTAGACCGTGGGTGGTGATATCATTTCTAAGAGATTCCCAGTCATGCTGTAATGAAGGATTACTAATTTCATCTACATCCTTCTTATATGTATCAATTGGCAGTATACCCTCGCTATATTTGGTACGTCCAAAGTATTCACACCATCCTTTCTCTTGTGCCACTTTATTAGATGCTTTTAAAAGGTAATACTGGAAAGACTCAGCCAATCCATGAACTGCATCCCATGCCTCCTGAGAATCATAATCAAAGCCAAGTTTAGCAAGATAATGAGCAAGTCCAATAAATCCTACACCAATAGACCTACGAGCCTTTGTAGTTACCTCAGCAGCCCTTACAGGGTAGTCCTGATAATCAATCAACTCTTCTAGTCCCCTTACAGCCAAATCACAAAGTTCTTCTAGTTCTTTATCAGATCTAATAGTTCCCACATTAACTGCTGAAAGAATACACAAAGCAATCTCAGCACTCATATCATCAATATGAGTTAAAGGGTATGTGGGAAGAGTAATCTCTTGACACAAGTTACTCATATGAACCTGATCTTTGAAAGAAGAATGGCTATTACAATGATCTATATTCATAATATAAATCCTACCAGTCTCTGCTCTCTCCTTTAAAAGATCAAGAATTAATTCTTGTGCTCCAATTGTTGACTTGGGGATGGATTCATCAGATTCGTAACGGCAATATAACTCATCAAACCTATCGGTCCCAAAATTCTCATACAAAGCAGGAACATCATGAGGGGAAAATAACGTGATGTCCTTATCTTGGATAAAACGCTCATAGAATAACTTACTTAATTGGATGGAGTAGTCGAGTTTTCTGACTCGGTTGTCTTCTGTTCCTTTGTTGTTTTTGAGGACAAGGATGTCCCTAATTTCCTGATGCCAGATAGGAAAGTGGACAGTAGCTGAGCCCCCTCGGATCCCGTTTTGAGTACAACATCTGACAGTTGATTCAAATTTTTTGAGAAATGGTAAGACTCCCGTATGTTGGACTTCTCCTCCTCTGATTTTGGAGTTGATCCCTCTGATTCGTCCCGCAT